CAATAACTAAAAAAGAAGTATGAAGATAATTAAATTAACAATCCACAATTTTTTAAAGCTTAAGGATGTTGAAGTTGATCCTTCTAAGGTGAATGTAATTGTCGGAAAGAATAAGCAGGGTAAGACCTCTATTCTTAAGGCGATTCAGGCTGCATTTACTGGCAAGGTAGATGAGACATCTATCCACGACAGCGAAACTAAGGCTGAGATCACTGTTGATATGGATGAATTTAAGATTGAAAGGACTATCACTGGAAAGGGAAATTATCTTACTGTTTCAAATAAGGATGGATGGCAAGTTCCTGCCCCTCAAAAATTCCTAGACGGGATGATCGGTAAATTCTCTTTCAACCCTGTTGAGTTTTTCAATCTAAAGTCTTCTGAAAAGAAAGAATATCTATTGAAAGCAATAGACATTAAGCTCACCCCCGAAAAATTAGAAGCTATCATCGGGGAGAAAGTTGATATGGATCTTGATCGCCACGGTCTTGAGGTAATCGCTGAGCTCTATAAGCATTACTATCAGAAGAGGGCTGAATCCAATAAGATTGTATCGATGAAGGAGAAGACTGTTAAAGAATTATCTTCTAAGATTCCTGAAGACTTTAATAGAGGTAAGACTGGAGCTATTTTAATTAGTGAAATAGATACTTTGAGAAGGGCTGTGACAGCTAATGAGAATAATAAAATTGTTGTTGTTAATCTTAATAGAAATATTAAAGAATCTTCAGATCGTATTTCTAATCTTGAAAAAGAATTAGCTAATGAAAAAGCTAAATTAAAAGGATTTAGCGATCAATTAGTTTCTATTAAAATTGAAGACACTACCGCTATTGAAGAACAGATGATAGCAGCTGAAGAAGAAAGAGAAATAATTCAGTTGATTAAACAGGTTGATCAATCATCGGCTGAATTAAGTGAAGAGATTAAGATTCAGGAGAAACTCGAAGCCATCGTCACTAAGCTTTCTAAAGAAGTTCCAGACCAGTTGATTAAAGAAGCTGATCTACCAGTCGAAGGATTGAAGGTTGAAGAAAATTCAGTTAGCTTGAATGGGGTAGATATTGAAAATCTATCAGCATCTGAGCAACTTAATTTTGCTCTCCAGATAGTCAGAAAGCTCAATGGAAAGTTTAAGATCATCTGTATTGATGGAGTTGAAATCTTAGATAAGGAAACCTTTGAATGGTTCGTATCTGAGATCGAGAAAGACGATTACCAGTACTTTATCACAAGGGTTGACGGTGATAAGGGGTGGATAGTTGAAAATGGAGAGGTTAAGAAAAGCTAATTATTAATTTTATGAGTAAGAAAATAGATCCTAATGTTGAAGTAAGTTCCGATATTAGGAAGGCTATGGCAGGGTACGTTCCCTGTGTTGGGGATAGTCAAGATATAAGAATAGCCGAAGTTTATTCTAGGGTTTTAAATTTTGCAACCAGATTAAGAGATCAAGCTGATAGACTGAAGGAAATAGATAAGGTAATCAGCGAAGGAAATGGTTTATCTAAAAATTTAAGAAAAGCCGAGAAAGAACTTCTTTCCTTAATGAAAAAAAGAAAATGCCAGAAGAAATAACAGAAAAAAAAGATCCTAACGCTTGGCTTGATGAGATCTCCTGTGATTTAGGATTAAGACAGCACTTAGATTTTGAAATAGAAAAAGCTAATGCTGAATACGTCAAGTCAAAAAATCCATCCTGGTATCCATCAGATTTAGGAAAAGATTTATTTATCAGATTTATTAAAAGGAAAGGATATGATGCTCTTCCTTTTGATAAGAGAACAATGAGGAAGTTCGAGATTGGTAAACTGTGGGAAGCCAGGCTTCACGAAGTCCTTGATGCCAGGATCTCCAGAGGAGAAGGCAATATCAAGGAGATTGATTTCCATCCTGATCAACCAGCGCCATTCAATAAAAGAATGGCAAGGGAAGATCTCGAGCTTAGAGGATATTACGATAGGATGCTTCTTGTAAACGATGAAAAGCTCGGATGGCTAGTAGTTGTTTATGAAGTTAAATCAGTGTCCTCAGTTCTATTCCATAAGCAGAAAAAAGATGGGATGCAGCCAAAAGGAAACAGAATGCAGATGATGTTTTACTTGAAGGAGATCCAGAATGACTGGGCTAGAGTAGTGGAGATAGCTCAGAAAATGCACGGAATCACTCCAGTAAAAGCGGTTGGAGTATTGAGTCAGGTTAGTAAGGATGATGGATCGATGTGGGAAAGGACTTATGAATTTGATCCAGTTCTCTATAAGGAAATTGAAGACGAGCTGATTCTCCTTAATGATTACTGGAAAAAAGACATACTTCCTCCGAAGCCAATACTGCTTATTTTTGAGGATGGAGTTCCTAAATTGAATTGGGAGATCTCTTACTCTAATTATGTCCATCATATTCTTGGAAAAGATTACGCTAGTATAATAGACAAGGCAGAAAAATTAGTGAATCGTTATAAATACTATAAGAAGAATGCACCTTCTAAAGTCGGCATAGTAGAAAAGGAAATCACAGATTTCAACGAGTCACTGGATAAATAAACAACTTCTCAACTAGATAATAATAAGGTATAATACATATATGAACGGATTTGAAGATAACGAAAATAAAATGCCCGATGGATTCCAGTTTTTTACCTATGATGAAGTCGCTAGGATCTTAAAAGTTAAGAGACCTACGGTCAGGACTTGGGTTTATCTAGGAGAGATAAAGAACACAGTTAAGTTAGGTAAAAAGACTTTGATTCCAAAAGACGAATTACAAAGATTTATTGCTATGAGGCTTAATAAGCCAAAGAAGGTCGGCACAGCAATAGAAGGAGGTGAATAATTAATTTTTATTTTTTAATCATATGAAATTTGACGAATTACAGCAGGTTGCCGAGACTTATAATATCGGTAAAGGCGGTAAAGATGGCTGGCTAACTTTAGAAACTGGAGACAATAAAGTTCGTATTGTTTCTGAGTACGAAGTTTTAGCTAAGCATTGGAGTGGTAAAAAAGCTGTTATCTGTGTAGGAAAAGAGCACGGTTGTATCCTCTGTAAAACAGCGGAAGGCGAGAAGCCAAACAAACCAGTTGCTAAATTCTTACTCTGGGTAATAGATAGAAAAGACAATAAGTTAAAGATAGCTGAGTTAGGATGGACTGTGGTCAAAGCTATCGGAGATCTTCAACAGGATGAAGATTATAAATTCTCGGTTCTTCCTGATTACGACATTAATATTAAGAAGACAGTGAAGGGAAGCGGAACTCAACCTTCCGATACTGAATATACTGTTATTCCTGCAAGGGAAAACAAGCCCCTTACTCCCGAAGAGATCGATCTTATCAAAGATCTAACTTCTATTCAGGAAGTTATAAAATCTTTTAAGGAGAAGGCATTGAAGGAATATCAAGCTATGGGTATCGGATCAGAGTCTGAGGAAGTTCCTCCTCACATAGATGAAGAAGCTCCAGAGGATTAAGATCGGAGTATTAATAGTTGGCTTACTATTAGTACTCCATCCGATCCAAGGAGATTCATCTGTAGTCAAGGATAATGTCAAGTCTTATTTAGAGTCTAAAGGATCTCCCTTATCTGAATATACTGACGTACTTTTACAACAGGAAGATTGGAAATTACTTATAGCAATTTCCAGAATAGAATCTGCTTGGTGCACCAGAAAGATTGATTTCAACTGCTGGGGCATCGGAGGAGATTCCTCTTACCGCCATTATAAAGATTATCCCGAGGCTATTAAACACGCTCAGGAAGTGATAAATTATTGGCAGGAAAGAGGAAGGTGGAATACTGTAGAGGATATGAATTGCCACTACGTTGTTCCGTGTAATCAAAATTGGGTATTAGTGGTCAATAGTACCTTAAAAGAATTAAACATAATAACTAAATTAAACTAAAATGGATTCTGAAAAAAGAGTAGCAGTCTGCGTAGAGTGTGGTAAAGAATTTGAAATAACCGAAGGATGGTTAAAAATGGTTGAAGAGAAACCAGGATTCCAACTTCCTAAAAGATGTGCCGCCTGCAGATTGGCTAAGAAGAGAAGGAATGAAAATAACTTAGGAGGAAGCACTAGAAAGCCGCCTAAGAATAGATTCCCTAAAAGCGTAGAGAAAGAAGATGATGATTTTAAGTTTGATTAATAATATGAAGGCTAATAAAAAAATCTTAATCACTGGAGGAGCTGGATTTATCGGACATCACTTCATCAGTTTTATTCTTAGGAATACAGACTGGGATATAGTGTCTTTAGATAGACTTGATTTCTCTGGTAGTCTCGAAAGGTTAAGAGAAGTTATCCTTCCAGGAGATGAGTCCAGAATAAAGATAGTCTTTCACGATTTAAAAGCTCCTATAAGCGAGTTTAATGCCAAGATGATCGGTAGTGATATTGATTACATTGTACATTTTGCAGCATCGAGCCACGTTGATAGAAGTATCGAAGATCCTTTATCTTTCATTATGGATAATGTTGTTGGTACAACTAATCTTCTAAATTTTGCAAGGACATTACCCACCCTTGAAAAATTTATAAACTTCTCTACGGATGAGAGTATGGGAGCAGCTGCTCCTGGGGAATTTCATAAAGAATGGTCTCCTCACAAACCTTCTAATCCTTATGCAGCATCTAAGGCTGGTCAAGAGGATATAGGTTATGCCTTCTTTGTGACATACGGTCTTCCAGTAATTACAACTCACACTATGAATAATTTTGGGGAGAGGCAACATCCTGAAAAACTTATTCCTAAGGCGATCAGGTGTACTCTTAATAAAGAAAAAATGCCTATCTTCTCCGAGATTGTTGATGGTCAGTTAAAATCTGTAGGATCACGCGTATGGATCTATACTGAAGATACCTGTGATGCTATTAAATTTATTCTGGAAAAAGGAGTTCCAGGAGAAAAGTATAACGTGATTGGTTTTGATGAAAAGACTAATGAAGATGTTGTTAAGGAAGTCAGTAATGTAATAATGAGCAATCTTAAAGACGATGAAGTAGGAAGAAAGATTGAAATTGAATACATTGATTTCCACAAATCAAGACCAGGACACGATAGAAGATACGCTCTTGATGGATCTAAGTTGAGGGAGTTAGGATGGACTCCAAAATATAGTTTTGAGGAAGCTATAAAAAAAGTCGTGGAGTTCTCCCTTAGAAATCCTAAGTGGCAATAGTATGATTGAAGAAATCAAAAAGGGAGTTATACTGGCTGGAGGAATGGGTACGAGACTAAGACCTATGACTCTGGTCACCAATAAACATCTTCTTCCAGTTTATGATAAGCCAATGATCTTTTATCCGATCAATAATATGTTGATGGCTGGAATAAAAGATATACTTATTGTCACTGGTAAAGAGCACTGCGGTGATTTTGTAAGCCTTCTTGGAAACGGATCTCAGTTCGGAAAGGATGTAAAATTAACCTATGTAGTGCAGGAAGAAGCCGATGGAATTGCTGGCGCTCTAAAATTAACCAGAGATTTCATTGGAAACGATAATCATTTTGTAGTGATGCTTGGAGATAATATTTATGATAAAGATTTTCTATCTCCTATCATAAGAGAAAATATTAATATTCCAAGTGGAGCTCAAATATTTTTGAAGTTCTCTAATACTCCCGAGAGGTTCGGAGTAGCAGACTTTAGAGATAGAAGACTTATTAAGATAGTAGAGAAACCTAAAAAGTTTGTTTCTAATCAAGTTGTCACTGGTACTTATATCTTTGATAAGAATGTTTGGCAGGTGCTAAGCACCCTCAAAAAATCAAAGAGAGGAGAGTTCGAGGTGACCGATGTCGTTAATCAATATCTTAAGAGCGGTCTTTTAAATTATATAACGCTACCAGATAATGTCTTCTGGTTGGATGCTGGCACTGTTGATACTTTATTTAAATCAAGTCAGCATTTCTCTAATAAGAAAAACATATGAATGAAGAAATGTTTCAAAAGATTCACATAGAAAGAGGACGTTATACAAAAGAAAGAAGGAAGAAGTGGCTCAGAAGAAAACACTCTTTAGAGATGATGAAAAATAGCATCATCAGGCGACTAGAGGGTAGGCAGAGAGTAACCTTAATGAATAATAAAAAAGGATTATGGATAAGAAATATTACGAAGTTCCTGAAGAACTCAGGGAGCAACTTCAAGAGATCCTCGGGCTCGAAACAAGCCTTTACGATTTAGAGCAGAGCCTTAAGAATAAGACTTCTTTATTCTGGACTAGGGTTGAGCAGATCCTTGATGCTAGAGGGAAGATCCTTAAGTATGATAAGATTAGTAAAAAGATTGAGGTCATAGACAATACTAAGGAAAAAGATGAAGAAGCTTTAAAGGGTATTCTTTCTGGTAAGTTTCCTCCTTTAGCATCACACGAAGTAAGTATGTCAACGAAGAAGGGGGGATCTGCACTTCCAAGAATAAGAGCTAGAGGATCTTCACTCTTAGAAAAGTTAGGCATTAAATTTTAATAATATGAACTCAGTAACTGTTTATATTTTACTAATAATATTTTTAGTTGTAGGCTTAATGTTAGGATATGATTATGGAAGAGAAGAAAGACGACTTAAAGATTATAGTAAGAGGACAACCGATTCCAGCGAAGAGAGTGACGGGGAGGACTCTGTGGAAAGCTAAAGCTTATGCTGACTATAAGGAATTTTTAGCCTGGCAGATTAAGTTACAACTGAGACCTAAATTTCCGATCACTGAAGATATTACTCTAAAAAGAGTATGGTTCTACAGGGAAAATAATCGAAGAGCTGACATAGATAATCTTCTTAAGTGCGTAATGGAAGCAATAGCTTTAAGCGGATATATAGCCAATGATAAGCAGGTTACTCGAGTTCTTGATATGGGTATGGAATATAAATCTTTAGATCCGAGAGTTGAAATAGATCTATAAGATGCTATAATATATTCAATATGCCCTGGAAAGTAATTAGAACTAAAAAAGGATACGGTGTCAAGAATACCGAAACTGGAAAGATGAAATCCAGCAATACTACTCTAGCGAAAGCTAAAGGTCAGATAAACCTTTTAAGAGGAGTAAAGCACGGATGGCATCCCACTAAGGTAGCTTGATCGGCGAATGTAATCAAAGGTCGGAGATCTTATAATAATAAGAATATTTTAAATATGTCATTATTAAACGATGCAATTCACACTCCTGTTGATCAGATGACTGATGAGCAGAAGCAGTTGATCAGAGACAATGTTTCAGCTTTGAGTGAAGAGGAAAAGAAAACTTTTGTAGAAGCTGGAATAATTGCTGCTGAACCAGAATCAAAAGTTCCTGGAGAATTAGCAGAACCAGGAGAAAGTCCTGCTCCAGCTGAAGGATCAATTCAGAGTGAAGGAGAAGCTCCTAAGGAAGTAGAGGAAACAAGAGAATTTCCTCCTGCTACTGGATCACTTGAATAAATCATACTCGACAAAAAACACCCTGAATAAGGGTGCTTTTGTTTGTAGGCAACGTGTTTATTATGCCGACCTTTCTCCTAACTCTTCTTCAATCTTTCGATAAAGAAGGTATAGAATGCTCCTGCGATAGCTAAGATGCTCAATACAACCTTTAGGTAGTTTGTCTGTACCAATACATAGTAAATACAGGAAAAGAAAATCGCTATTGAGGCGACCATTAATAAGGTCTGCCATCCTTCCGTTCCGATCTTAGCTTTAATTATGGCTGTGATTATGGATGCTAGAACCCCAAGGATTACCATTAAATTGGTAATCTCTACAGTTGTCATCCCTAAAATTGATAAATCTATCATATTTGTATAGTTATTCTTATTATACGACCTTTACTAAAGCCTCTAAAATGACTTTACAGGGGCTTTTATAGAATAGGACTAATATCCTTCAACCCAGTATATCTGATAGTCACAGTTACCTCTATAGGCTTTCTGGTTCTCAAATTTTGATATGTAGTTCTCCTGCTGTTCGTACAACCAGCATCTTACTTCTCCATCATAATCGGTAGCCACTAAGACATCAAATTTATGAGAGTCTCGATGCTCTACTCCAAGTGCATCTTTCCATACCATCGCTCCCGAATCAACCGTCACAGGATTAACTTTGAAGATGAAGTTAAAATCAGAGGCACATTTATAGGCGTGATTATCGCAGTCATTGGAATTTACTTTCCAAACATTATCAAGCCTATTTGTATTATACCATATTCCTCTCTTAAGTAAGATCCTCTTAGCATCTTCGATTCCGATTATCTTATATTCGTAATCGTTTAGACTAAAAACTGTTTTAGGTATTCCAGTCTCGCGACACATAATGTCACTCAAATCGGATGAACTTAATGTTTTTGTAGCTTCGTGAGGAAAGTTTTTCTCAGCCATAAATTCACCGATTCTGATCAAACCAAAAGAAATATCTTGGAACTGCTCCTGAGTAAATCCTTTTGTTATCTCAAGAATTTTTTTATTCAATTCTTTTATTTTTTCATCATCCATAGTTTTATTTATTAACGTCTTCTAATTTTGCAGTACTCCTGATTAGCTGCTTAATATCGATCGACATTTCGTTATTTTGAGATTTGACAACTTCAAGATTGGTATTAATTTCAGCTATTTTTACATTGACATCAAGATTACACTTCGTCATATAGTCTATTCTCTGATCAACGTCTTTGAAAGAATCTTTTGATTCCTGTTCTTTTTTATTGATGGAAGCAAAAATAACCTCTTCACGTTTTTCCATATTTCTTTTTACTTCATTAATAGACATATAAATATAACTAAGAATAGTGATTGCTGCGGTTAAAACTAAACCTGCAAGCTGCCCCCAGTTAAGGGTAATCGTTTCAGTCATCTTGATAGAAGGATTATTTTTTATCTTCTTCGATAGATTGAGTATCTTCGATTGGTTTGGTTTTATTATGAGTTTCATTTTCAATATTTATAAACCTCCACAAAAGAACAGTTACTAAACATCCAAATGAAAAATAAATACCAGAAGAAAGCTGACGACCAAAGAGCTCTCCTAAACCTATCGCAATCGCTATAATAATAGTTAATAATTCAACCCATAAATTCTTTTCGATTATCCTTTGAACTAAAGGCTTTAGGAAAATCTTAATGGGCATTTCTTTTGGAAACATTGGATGGTCTTGATCTCTAGGATCTATTCCTTCTCCTCCTGGAAAAATATTTTCTGGTTTTGTTAAAGACATATTTTTTATTTTATTATTATATAATTTCTCTTAAATAAAGCTGAACAACATATTCTATTTTTTTATCATTATTAAGGATAGGTACTTTAGCGCTAAAATCCTCAATAATAACTTTATATCCATTATGAACTACGGTGTCATTAGCGTGAGCGACAGCCTTAGTTCCTTTTTGACCTCTAGCACATCCAGTATAGGTAGTTGGAGTTTTTCCAGTATAATATATCAATTCATCTTCTATCTTGATTCTTCCAGATTCAGGAAATTCAGAAGTATCATCAACAGTAATTGTTGCGGTTACATCGGTACATCCAGTTCCATCTATGGCTGTTGCAGCATAATTAAGATCCTGGAAATCAACTATCTGATTAGTCATCCAGGCTTTCTCGAGACCACCTTCTATTTTTCTTCCAGGTTTATTCTCAAGGCTTCCATTTAAAAGTTTAATATCATCTCCGCAGTCAATATACATTCTCCATCTTTTATCTGTGTATGGTCTAGGAAGATAAGCTGTTACTATGTCGTAAAGTACTGGAGTATTAGATCCTCCTGCTTCTAACTTAATTCTGTACCATACTTTTTTACAGGCAGTATTAACTGGAAAGAATAAGATCTTATCAGTGACTGATCCTCCATCGGCAGTATAAGAAATAACCCCTAAAGAAGTCCAGGTTGTAGTCGGAGTTAATTCTCCAATCGTGTATTCCACTTCGATGCTCTGACCTGAGACTAATTTCTTAAATATTAATGTTGCTGAGAATAATATTTTATTGATTCCAGAAATCTTATCGAGCTGATTAAGAATAATGTAATTCTTATTGTCAGCTCCCTTATAAACAGATCCATTTATATTATTGAGACTATAAAGTTTTGTATTATCAGCATCATCGGTTAAGAAAATATTATCAGTAACATCAGTAAATAAAGGATAAACAACTGCCGATACTGCATCAGCATAAGGTTTAGATGTATTATGAAAATTAGTTCCATCATACATTAGATTTCCCCACCACATTTTATTATCTGAAATTACTGCTCCCATTTTTAAGTAACCAGTAGCTTCGTAATTAGTGGTATTCTCCCAAGACATTTTATACTCATCTTTAGAGTATATTCTGGTCATAGAAGATCCATCATATTCCCATATTTCTTTAGTTGGAACGGTAATCACTAATTTTCCATTGAAGACGTGAAGATATTTATCTCCAACTCCCCAAGTATTGACTGCTGTATTTCTGAAAATTCTTACTAATGAATCTACGCTATTGGCAATATCGTAACTTCTTAATTCTAAAAAGAAAGTATGTTGAACAAGATAAAGAATATTACCTTCAAATTCGCAGGCTGAAATCGGAAGACCATCTCCAGTTCTTTCAAAGACTAAAGTCCAGTCTTCGTTTGCTGCTGGATTAGCTACCGATGATTTAACTAAAGCATAATAATCATTAAGATAATCATCAACAAAAACATATTTAGTACTTCCGACATCGAGATGACATCTTGAAGATTTAATATCTGTAGTTGTTACTGAATTAATGTAAGCAGTTTGATCAGTAGCATCAGTACCATCAAATGTTTCAACAACATCAAGTCCAGTAGAAGTAGCAGATCCTATGGTTGAAACCCATAAAATTCCAGCTCTAGCTGATAATTGAGAAACATATTTTTGACCTTCGTCAATATCATCTGAAAGAATATTAGTCCATCCAGATTCACCGTCATCTCTATAAACAACACAGGCTAAATTTGATAAATAATTTTTAGTACCGATATATTTTTTAACAACTCCATCCACCTCTAATTCAGCTCCACACTGGATCTCTTCATTAAAGTCATTATCTAAGACTGGGGCTCTACATAATTTAATAGCTCCCTGCTCAGACCAGGTATCAATGTTGGTAGATAAATAATACTTACCATCATCAGCCCAGGCAACATCATCTTTTATTCCTTGAAACCAATCGGTTTGAGCCCAGTACCACCACTTAGCAAAATCATCATAAGATCGATCACCTTGAGCATATCTATTATTTAAAATAGTAGCCTGCTCTAAAACATAAGCAGGGGATTCTGGAGATCCCTGTAAAATTAAGCCTATGTCATTAAGGGCAACGTGATATGTTGATTTTATAGAAATCATAATTTAATTTATTCAGGATTTCTTTTGACTGCTGGAACTATTCCTAGCAATCTTTTACCGTGTTTCTGAAGTTCTTTTATTTCATTAAGAACAGCAATTCTTTCCTGTTGCTTATTCTTAATTTCAGAAGTGATTAAATTTATTCTTTGAGTTCTTTCTTCGATAGATGATTTAACATCATCAAGTTTATCTGGTAATGGATTTGGTAGCATATTATGGTGTTCCTCCGTTAGGTTTATTATTAACTAAAATTCTCATTGGCTTTGTAGGCTTTCTTCGACCTTTTTCCTTTAAATAAAGCTTGTAGTAATGAGCAGATAAAGCTTGAAGATTTTGAAGGGGAGTGACAGTTCTTTCTTTTGATACTTTTGTAATCGTCTCAACTCTATCGGCTAATCTATAATTATAATATTTAGACATACATCCAAGCTTAAGGACTCCTTCGTAAAGAGATTGAAGATCGATAGTGGCTGAAGTCACAGATCCTAATGTATATCCCTTAAGATAATTTAATCTTAAAGGATGAGTATTATCATAGAATGGTTTTCCTAGATTAACTGTATTAAGATCTTTTGAATATCTCCAGTTACAAAATTCTGATAACATCATCCATTCATCAACTCCGCTCGAGGTCTTGTAAAATGCATTAATAACATCAATACATTTAGTCGGAGCTACATAGCTAAGAACTCCATCCTCTGAAGTATCCCAGGCAACATCATCAACTTCTTTCCAAAATTCACCTTCCATATCTGCGATGACTTCATTAATGATTTGAAGCCAGGATGCATCAGTAAGGTGAGCATATTTATAATCAATAGTAACCGCTGTAGCATTGGTTGGAGCTACAGCAAAAGTGATTAATCCAGATTCTTTATCTAAAGTATAATCAGATCCTTCAGTTTTTTGAGTTACACCTACCTTTACGACATAGCTAGATTCAATTATCGGAAGATCAGTGACAACAAAAAGAGTGGTAGCGCCATCTCCCGTAAAATCGTTATGCATTGGATGAACCGAGTCTTTTGCCTCAGCTCTTAATAGTGCAATAAATTGAGCGTATGTCATATTTTTATTTTATTATACTATATTTATCCGTTCTTAGTCAATCTAGTTCCGCTCTGAATAGAGGCAGTATTCCTGACTCCATTTTGAGCATAGTCTTTTCTTACTCCGAAAGTAACTCCTAAGGCGGCAGCCCATATATAAGCCTTAGCCCTGATCGATCCTACCATTGTATTTTTGATACGGGCTTTTGAAATTATTGTTTTAATTACTCCAGCCTGTTTTATTCTAGCTTTAGCCTGAATCGATTTACTGACACTGGCTTTTTTTATTCTTCCTTTAGCCTGAGAACTTTTAGAAGTCCCCACCTGTTTTATTCTAGCTTTAGCCTGAATTGTCTTATCATTATCAACTATCTTAATTCTAGCTTTTGATCGGATAGACTCACTATTATTAGCTATCTTTATCATAGCTTTAGCCTGAATAGTTTTTTCAACATCAATATTTTTTATCCTAGCCTCAGCTTGAATTGTTTGATCTTGAATTTTTAATATTCTAGCTTTTGATTCTATATATGAATCGTTTATTTTTAATACTCTAGCCTTAGTCTGAATCGATTCGGTAATATCATTTTTCTTAACATCAGCCTTAGCTTGAATAGTTTCAACAATTCCAAATTTAACTATATATGCTTTAGCCTGAATCGTCTTATCATTACCAATCATCTTAATCCTAGCCTTTGACTGAATAGATCCTTCAACCATTTTCTTAATATCAGCTTTAACTTGAATCGTTTTTGTAGTTCCTGAATTTTTAACTCTAGCTTTTGAGGTTACTGTTTTATCATTTCCAGCCATTTTAATTCTGGCTTTGGCTTGAATAGTCTTATCGTAAGTTGTTTTTGTTGTATATGTAACTACTAATTTGGGTTTATTAGAACCATTATCTGATGAATAAGTATCATAATATGAATTTTTATTTGCCCTCCAAGAACCACCAAAGTTATTATCTAAATCCCATTGAAGTCTAAAACCATATTTAGTTATTCCTGTTTTTGAAATAGTGTTTAATACCCATTCTAAAGAAAAATCATTATAACCAGATGTTGAAAAATTACTATATGTTATATTATTGTACTGAGAAGAACCTAAATTACCATAATCAGAACTTGATAAATTGGCATTATTAGATGGAGATGCTGAACATAATGCTAACTCTGAACTTCCCAATTCATTACTTTTCGATATTCCATATAATGAAATAATTGCGGACGATATTGTTGGAGTAGAACCAATACTTGAAGTATCAAAGGTATATATTCCCCTTGATAATTGACCATATTGATTAGTTGTTCCCGTAGAGGCTAAATAAAAAAATATATCAGTAGAACTAGTATCGGCATTCGTTCCAGCACTATCTCTTATTGTTGAAAATGTTTCACCCAAAGATTGTCTCCTTACATAACCATCAACAGTCGTACTTCCACTTCCCGCATCTGGATAAACTGTCAAAGTATCAAAACCTAAGTTTAATTGTGGTATTGGTCTTGTAATAATATCCCAAATATGAAAAGTAATCCAAATAGGATAAAAGACGTGTTGAAGACGTAGAGCATACTCGTTGCGGA